AAAGCAGTTTCAGCAGGTTCTTATGCGAATTCGGCTTATAGTCAAGCAAATACCGCCACATCAGACGCTGCAACGGCAGATTCTAAAGCAGTAACAGCTGGATCATATGCCAACAGTGCATACACGCAAGCCAATACAGCAACTTCTGATGCGGCTGCAGCTGATAGTAAAGCAGTAACAGCTGGATCTTACGCAAATTCCGCATTCTTAGCAGCCAATACAGCTGATGATAAAGCCACTTCAGCTGGATCTTATGCAAATTCGGCTTTCTTAGCAGCCAATACAGCTGATGATAAAGCCATCACATCAGGAACATATGCTAACTCGGCTTTTGCACAAGCAAATGCTGCATATACCAGAGCCAATAATTCACTTAATGCCAACACTGGTGGCGTAATAACTGGATCACTCACAATTTCTGGTGGAGATTTGTCTGTTACTGGTAATTTAATTATTAACGGAAACACAATTACACAAAACGTACAATCGTTAGAAATTACTGATCCTTTAATTTACTTAGCTGCAAATAATTATTCATCTGATGTATTAGAAATTGGTTTTACTGCTAATTATTTTGATGGTTCAAATAGTCGACATACAGGTTTCTTCCGTGAAGCAAGCAATAAACAATATTATGTTTTTGATAACTATGAACCCGAACCAGATGCAAACTTAATTGATATTAATGATGCATCTTTTAGAGTTGCATCACTAAATGCCAATCTGATTACACAATCGATTACTCTAAACGGTCAAAATCTACAAACGTATGTTGATAATGCATACACAACAGCAAATACAGCAGATGGTAAAGCAACATCGGCAGGATCCGCTACAAATAATGCGGCTGGTGCATCACTATATGCTAATGGTGCCTTTGCACAAGCTAATGCTGCTTATGGAAGTCAAAATACTACAGGCACATATGCAAACTCGGCTTATACACAAGCAAACACCGCAACAAATAATGCGGCTGGTGCTTCTTTATATGCTAACGCAGCATTCGGCGCAGCAAATACTGCCGATTCTAAAGCAGTAACAGCTGGTTCTTATGCCAACTCTGCTTATACGCAAGCCAATACAGCTACGAATGATGCAGTTAGTGCTTCCTTATATGCAAATGCTGCCTTTATACAAGCAAATACGGTATTCAATTATGCAAACACATTATCGCCACAAGATAACGTAGCAAGAGATACCGCGAATTCTGCCGCTTCTTATGCCAACAGTGCATTTGTAAAAGCGAACAGTGCTTATAACAGTCAAAATACAACTGGTTCTTATGCGAACTCAGCATACACTCAAGCCAATACTGCAACTACTGATGCAGCTACAGCAGATAGTAAAGCAGTAACAGCTGGTTCTTATGCAAACTCCGCATTTACTGCCGCAAATTCGAATTACACAAGTGCAGTAACAAAATTAACGGTTACAAATAGTGGTGCTTCTGCTTATTTAATTGATCAATACTCTGGAAATAATCCATCAATATATGTTTCGGCTGGAGAAACAATTGCTTTCCTTCTGAATGAAATTACTGGTCATCCATTTATGATTCGTGTGTCATCTGGTGGATCAAATTATGACACCGGATTAACTCATGTATCCACAACCGGAGTTGTTACAACAGGATCAGGTGCTCAAGCCAAAGAGTCGGGCGTTTTATACTGGAAAGTTCCTTTTGATTTAATTGGTTTGACATATGTGTATCAATGCCAAGCACATTCGGGAATGGTCGGAAGCATTGTTATTCAACAACCAGCTTCCTTTGTTGCATCAAATACTCAAGCAGCGTTTGTACAGGCTAACGCTGCATACACTAATCATTTACAAACCTAGGCAACGTTGGCAATGTAATCATTACTGGCGGTGTGGCAGACTATGTTCTGAGAACAGATGGTTCAGGTAATCTATCTTGGGTTGCACAAACTGGCGGCGGATCGAGTACAGACTCATATGCTAGAGATACGGCTAATGCGGCTTTCATACAAGCCAATGCAGCTTTCTCTGTGGCAAATACTGGCGGAGGTGGAGGCACAGATTCGTATGCAAGAGATACCGCAAATGCAGGATTCTTACAAGCCAATTCTGCGTATGGATCACAGAATACAACAGGCACATATGCCAACTCTGCTTATGGTCAAGCCAATAGTGCCGCTTTATATGCTAATGCAGCCTTCATACAAGCCAATGCCGCATATGCTGCAGCTAATGCGGGAGGTGCAGGTACAGATCAATTAGCTAGAGATACAGCCAACGCTGCATTCATTCAAGCTAATGCCGCATTCATTCAAGCAAATACTGGCGGCATACAAGTATATGCAACGATTGCTGAGCTGCCACTAAGTGGTAATGATGCAGGAGACCAGGCATACGTCGAAGAAAACAATAGGTTGTATATCTGGACCGGCGTCGGCTGGTTCAATATTGCACTGATCAACACTAACCCGACTATCACCAGCGGACCTAATGCAAGTTATGTATTGGCTGCTAACGGCACGCCAACTGTGCTGACTTTGGTTGCAAGCGACCCAGAGGGACTTCCGATTACATGGAGCTACCAGGTTACTAGCGGATCATTGGGAAGCACGGCGACGATTGTACAAAGCGGCAATGTGTTTACCATTACACCCAGTACAAACACCGATCACGCAGGTACGTTTGGTGTAACGTTCACGGCAAGTGATGGCGTCAATCTTGCAACAGCTGCTTCAACGTTTACATTAAGTTTTCAGCCCAGATGGGATACGACCACTCAACAGGCCAAACTAATTGCCAGTGACTATCAAGCAAGTGATAATTTTGGATGGTCAGTAGCAATTAGTGGCGATACGGTAGTGGTTGGCGCCACTCTGGAAGACCCCAACAATATCACTGATGCTGGATCTGTCTACATTTTTACTAGATCAGGCACCACTTGGACACAACAAGCCAAGATACAAGCCAGTGACGCACAAGCAAGTGATCAGTTTGGAGAATCGGTGGCAATTGATGGTGATACAGTGGTGGTTAGTGCCCAGTACGAAGACCCTGGCAATATCACTACTGCTGGATCTGCCTACATTTTTACCAGATCCGGTACTACGTGGACACAACAAGCCAAACTAGTCGCCAGTGACTATCAAACAAATGATTATTTTGGAGTCAAGGTGGCAATTAGTGGCGATACGGTAGTGGTTGGTGCAAATGCGGAAGACACTGTTGCAACCAACGCCGGTGCAGCCTACGTTTTTACCAGATCAGGCACCACTTGGACACAGCAGCAAAAGATACAGGCCAGTGACGCACAGGCAAGTTCTGTTTTCGGAACCTCAGTGGCAATTGATGGTAATACGGTAGTGGTTGGCGCCTCTCTGAATGACCCTAGCTCCATCATTGATGCTGGAGCTGCTTACGTTTTTACCAGATCAGGCACCACTTGGACACAGCAGCAAAAGATACAGGCCAGTGACGCACAGGCAAGTGATAATTTTGGACAGTCAGTGGGAATTAGTGGCAATACAGTGGTGGTTGGTGCCTATGCGGAAGACCCTAACAACATCAGTGGTGCTGGATCTGTTTACATTTTCACCAGATCAGGCACCACGTGGACACAACAGGCCAAACTAATTGCCAGTGACGCACAGGCAAGTGATCTTTTTGGACAGTCAGTGGCAATTGAAGGCGATACAGTGGTGGTTGGTGCCTATAATGAAGACCCTAACAATATCACTGATGCTGGATCTGCTTACGTTTTTACCAGATCAGGCGCCACTTGGACACAACAAGCCAAACTAATTGCCAGTGACGCACAGGCAAGTGATCTTTTTGGACAGTCAGTGGGAATTAGTGGCAATACAGTGGTGGTTGGTGCCTATGCGGAAGACCCTAACAACATCAGTGGTGCTGGATCTGTCTACGTTTTTATCGCTGCCTGATGACTGGCTATGGACTTGGACACAACGGCAAAAGATACAAGCCAGTGACGCTCAAACAGATGATTCTTTTGGATCCTCAGTAGCAGTTGATGGTGATACGCTAGTGGTTGGAGCCTGGATCGAAGACACTGTTGCAGCCAGCGCCGGTGCGGCCTACATTTTTACCAGATCAGGCACCACTTGGACGCAGCAATCAAAAATACAAGCCAGTGACGTTGAAGCAAGTGATTTTTTTGGATACTCAGTGGCAATTAGTGGCGATACGGTAGTGGTTGGTGCAAATGGGGAAGACACTGTTGCAACCGGCGCCGGTGCGGCCTACATTTTTACCGCCTGATGACGGTCAGATGTACTATTGGTGGTGGCGGCGGTGGAGGTGGAGGTGGACCAGGTACCAATCCTGGCGGCGCACTGAATGAAGCTGCAAAGCGGGTATAGGTGGCAGATTCGGCGGCGCCGGCGGTGGTGGTGGGTTTTCCTGTCATTGAAATCAACGTTGATGATGATCAAGTAGAAGACAGAATCGATGATGCACTACAATACTGGCAAGATTATCACTTTGATGGCTTACAGAAAATATACTTCATCAAACAAATTGATCAGACAGATATAAACAACAAATATCTTAATTTGGCTGAAGCCAGAGATTCTGCAAACAACCTTTCAGAAATAACTGGTGTGACCAGAATATTTCCTATGTATGATTCTCAAGCATCATTAAACATGTTTGATCTTAGATACCAGTTGCGTCTAAACGAATTATATGATTTCACTTCTGCATCGTATGTTAACTATACCATGACAATGCAACATTTACGTATGATCAATCCTGATGCGTATGGTAGAGTCTGGAACGACCGTTGGTTAAAAGAATATGCAACTGCACTCATCAAGAGAAGTTGGGGAAATAACCTGAAGAAGTTTGCCGGAGTTCAATTACCAGGCGGTGTTATATTGAATGGTGATAAGATTTATAACGAAGCCGTAGATGAAATTAAGTTGTTGGAAGCCGATATGGAAAAAAATTATGGCGGAATTTTAGACTGGTACATGAATTAAGATACAATTCAAGTACCCCCAAAAAGTCCTTTTTTATAAATACTTTTATGGAGGACAAATCTATGAAAGTATATTGTATAGAAAACAAACTGAGTGGTAAAAAATATATCGGCATAACCAAAGGCACCATAGAAAGAAGATTTAAGAGACATATTGAAATTGCTAAGTATAAAGAAAAAAAACAACACTTACATAAAGCAATGATAAAATATGGCATAGAAAATTTCACAGTTTATGAATTGGATTTTGCCAACTCCAAAGAAGAATTATTTGAAAAAGAAAAGAATTGGATAAAAAAACTCGACACGAAAAATAATGGTTATAATGAAACTGATGGTGGTGAAGGAACTTGGGGTTGGAAACCATCACCAGAAAAACAAAAAATATTAAATGAAAAACAAAAAGAATTGTGGAAAGAATTTGTCTGATTTTGAAAAAGAAAAAAGAAAATTAAATTTTTTAGAAGTGCGAAAACTTACATCAGGTTCCAAAGGCAAAACATGGAAGTTATCTGAAGAAACTAAATTAAAAATGAGTTGTTCAAAAAAAGGTTGGGTAATGACGGATGAAACAAGAAAAAAATTAAGTGAGATTGCAAAGAATAGAAAACCAAGAAAACATTCACCAGAAACAATTCAGAAAATGAAAGAATCTGCTTTGAAAAGAACGCGAAAGATAGGTACCTAAAATCGCAACATCCGTTTATTTTAACAATTACAACTCGATTACAGAGCAACGGGTTGTTGAAGATTTGATAGTCGAATCCATTAAGATAATGGGTTTCGATGCATACTACTGCCCAATCTTCAATCAAGAAGATAGAGATATACTGTACGGTGAAGACCCAATTAAAAAATTCAAGTCAGCATTTCCTGTTGAATTCTATCTATCGAATGCTTTGGAATATATGGGTGACAAAGAATTCTTTACCAAGTTTGGTTTAGAAATTCGCAACAATGCAAACGTCATCATTTCAAAGCGTTCGTTCTCTCAACGTGTACCACAAAACATATTTACAAGACCACGTGAGGGTGAT